TCAGAAGGCATCGTCAACCGTGATATGAAAGCGGAAGGTGCTGCACTTCTAAACAAGTGGGCCGCTACAGGTTTACTTGAGGGTCTCGAAACCCAACATCAACGTTCCACTATGGCACGTTTGCTTGAAAATCAAGCAAAAGACTTACTTCGTGAGTCTACCGGTATGAACGGTGCTAATGTCGATGGCTTTGCAGCTGTTGCATTTCCAATCGTTCGTCGTGTATTCGCCGGACTTATCGCTAATGAACTCGTAAGTGTTCAGCCTATGAGCTTACCCTCTGGTCTGATCTTCTTCCTTGATTTTACTTACAGTGATAATATAAATGCGGGAGCTGCTGCGGATTACAGATTTGGTAACAATGAAAATAAATCAATTTACGGTACCGATGCTGTTGCTTCTCAAATAACGGGTGGAGTAAACATCGTTGGAACTTCGGGTGAAAACCTTTCTGGTCCTCGCCAAGCTACTGGTTATGCTTATGCATCTCCAACAGGTTCTGTAACTGCTTTGCATGGCTCAGGTGCTGCTCACCGGGCAATCAAAGATCAGTTTATAATCTCTGCTGCTACTGAAGCTCAAAAGAAATTACTTTCTTATGATCCAGATTTGCTAACTTTGACAGGAACTAAGGCTGTTGTCATTGATCTTGCCAAATCTCTTTTCGATACTGGAAATTCTGATTTTGATAACCTTTCTGCCTTCAATATTGAAGTAGCTTCACTGGATGCTCAAAATAATTTAACCGCCGCAAACAGCCCTGTAATCATACGAAGATTAACTTCTGTAGTTTCAGCAAATTCGGGTGAATCTTCTTTGACGTCAAACGTTGCAGCTGTTCGTGTAGTAGTTGTTGAAGCAACCACCACAACAGTGTCAATGGCAGGTAATATTATTGTCCAAGTACCTATTAAAGATACTGTTGCTTCTTCAGCAACTTCTGCTGGTGCTCTTACTGATTATACACTATTAATGGAAGGAACAGGTGACATACCTGAGATCGATATTAAGGTTGACTCAATCGCTATCACAGCACAAACCAAAAAGTTGAAAGCAAAGTGGACTCCTGAATTAGGACAAGACTTAAATGCATATCACAATTTGGACGCTGAAGTAGAATTGACCTCAATCCTTTCTGAGCAAATTGCTTTGGAAATCGATCGTGAAATTCTTGCTGATCTTGTAAATGGTGCAACTGCTGGTAGATACTACTGGTCTCGTTCTCCAGGATTATTCGTTAATCGTGTAACTGGTGCTGAGCTCGGTGCAACGTCTGCTGCTCCTGATTTTACAGGTACAGTTTCAGAATGGTATGAGACACTTATTGAAACCATCAATGACGTTTCTGCTCAAATCCACTTGAAAACACTTCGTGGTGGAGCAAACTACATCGTTTGTGGTCCTGAAGTTGCTAATATTTTAGAATTTACTTCTGGATTCCGTGCTAACGTTACTGCTGACGCTGACAAAGGCGACATCGGTGCTGTTAAATCTGGATCATTGTCTCGTAAGTTTGACGTAATCGTTGACCCTTACTTCCCAAGAAACGCTATTCTTGTTGGACGTAAAGGTGGTTCTTTCTTAGAATCAGGTTATGTTTACGCGCCTTATGTTCCGTTGCAAGTCACACCTACAATCTTCGGTGTTGAGGACTTCGTTCCTCGTAAAGGAGTTATGACTCGTTACGCTAAGAAGATGGTTCGTCCTGACATGTACGGTATGGTTATCGTTCGTGGTCTTCTCGGAGAAGAAGGTTCTTAGTCTTTGATTTAGAATCACACTTTTCAAAAAATTCCCTCAAACCTTTGTTTGGGGGTTTTTTCTTTTTAAAGAAACTACTTATAATGAATAGGTCATACGACCTCAGAATTTATTTAATTAAGGAGATATAAATTATGTCAAAAGTTGGAAGAGCAGCATACGCTGCATCAAGACAAAGAGTGGAAACATTAGTTGGTAATAAAACAATCCAATCAGCTGAAACTGGTGAAATCTATCTTTTCGATATACCTGATGGTACCGATGTTACAATTACCTTACCCACTCCACAAGAAGGAGCATATTTTAAATTTGTATGCACTGGTGCTAGTAACAAAAGTGTTCTTATTGATGCTGGAGCTGGTAGAACAATTACTGGTGCTACTTACTTATTGGCTGTATCCACTGCCACTGTAACTAGAGCAGCTCATTCAAATCGAGTATTAGGATTTGGAGACAACCACGTTATTGGTGATTGTGTCGAGATTGTATGTGATGGAACAAATTGGCACATTGTTTCTGCTTGGTCAGGTGTTGCCTTCGTAACTTCATAATAGGTGACCTATGGGACGTAAAGCAAAAAGAGCTAAAGTACTCGTACGACAAATGCGAATCACAGGACAAGAGATTGATCCTGTGGTTGCTCGTCGTAACGGTGTAGAAAAGCAAAACCAACAACTCATTGACGCTCGCGAAGCTAAAGAAGCGGAAGCACGACGTCTTGTTGAAGAAGCCGAACGCAAAGAGCGCGAAGCATTGGAAGCAAAACGCAAAGCCGAACAAGCAGCAAAGAAAAAAGCAGAGGCTGATGCAAAAAAGAAAGCTGCTTCAAAGAAAAAAGAAAAATCTCCTGAAAAGAAAAAATAATTAATACTAATATGTTAGTCCTCCTACCTCTGCCCCAAGCTCTCCAATTGCGTGGGGCTTTTCTTTTGTCTAAAACTATTTACTTCGTACGAGGACCTTTTGCATGTCATTACCAACTTTAAGACCAACATCAACAACATCAGCGATTATATTGCCGGTAACGGGGACTTATTCAAATGTCGCTGATGCTTGTCCAATGGGCATTTATACAGGATCAGTTGAATTTATAACTGGTGCCGTGAAGCAAGTCAAATTCACATATAAGAGACTTGGTGGAGATGTCTTAGACTTAGAGATAACAGAACAAAACGTATACGCAAATTATGAAGAAGCTGTATTAGAATATTCGTATCAAGTAAACTTACATCAAACAAAAAACTCATTAGGCTCAGCCCTTGGTTCTCCAACAGCATCTTTCGATCATAAAGGAGAAACAACAGCCGGAGCAGATGGTGCGTCTCTCAAATATCCTAAATTCACATTCGATTATGCTTTCAAGATGGGAGACAAGTTTGCAACTGAAGCAGGGGTAGGTGGAACAGAGACAGTATACAGCGCCTCATTGACCACAGTTAACGATCAGCAGGACTATGACCTACAACAAATTGTAAGCGCGTCAGCAGCCGCTGGAGGCGTTCCATACGCAGATTTAGTTGGGAACAAAAGAATCAAGATAAGAAAGATGTATTATATCTCTCCTCAACAGATGTGGAGATTTTATGGATACTATGGAGGACTTAATGTTGTTGGAGATATGCACTCCTATGGACAGTATGCAGATGACTCTTCTTTTCAGGTAATTCCTGCATGGCAAAACAAACTACAAGCGATTGCTTATGAAGATCACCTTTATACAAGAACCTCTCATTATTCATATGAGATACTTGATAATAAATTAAGATTGTATCCAATACCATCATCGGTCTCTCCGGACAAGGTTTGGTTTAGATTTACAATTGAAACAAACTCTCCATTTGAAGATGACGTCGAATCAGGACAAAGTGGCGTAAACAACATGAATACACTTCCATTTCAAAATATTCCTTACGAAAATATCAACTCAATCGGTAAGCAATGGATAAGAAGATTCTCATTGGCTCTTTCGAAAGAAACTCTCGGACAAATTCGAGGAAAGTTCGGAGGAAGCATACCAATACCCGGAGACAACATAACTCTAAATGCATCTGACTTACTAAGTCAGGCTAAAGATGAACAAACCGCTCTAAAAGAAGAATTGAAGAAACTGCTTGAAGAAACAACATACGACAAGCTTATTGAAACAGATAAGAATATGGTTGACAATCAAAATGCTATAATTCAAAAAGCACCTCTTGGAATATTTGTAGGATAGGTAGATGGAAATTATAATGGAAAATTGGAAAAGGTTCTTAAGAGAAGAGAGCAATATAGTTAATTCTATGATTAAAGATATTAAAAGCTGGGATCTTAGATCTTGTTACGAAATAAATTCAAGACTAACCAATGGTTTTACTACAGAACATAGACTGAACTGCTTAGGCATCGGAACAGATAAATATGTTTTTCAAGATTCTGAAAAATCTGGCTTTGTTTTAAAATTTGAAAAACAGAATCCTATAAAAGAAAACTCAACCATGGAAACAGTTGTCTGGAAATATCTCCAAGGCACTCCATTTGAAGATATCCTAGCACCAATAGAGAAAGATAGTGATGGTTATTATTATATGAAACTAGGAACAGGCGGTGGAGATATTAGAGAGATAGAAAGCAGACTTATAGAAATAGCAAGTAACAATAAATTTAAATTTAAAGATTTGAAGCATTATTTCTTATCAGATGCCAACAGTTCTAATATAAGGAAGATAAAGAACACTTCTGTTTTGATAGATTACGATGATAGTTGGACTTGGGTTTTTAAAAACAAAGAAATAATAAACAAAATCAAGGATAGCTCAAATGGCAGATAATAAATGGTCAAAACTTGATGCCCCACCTCCTCCCATGTTTCTTGGCGAGAAGGAAAAGAATCTTGTAAAACAAATCAATGATGAAATCATAGAAAGAGTTGCAGGACAACAGCTTCTGTATTTCCCAATTGATATCGAACACACAGACTTCCACCCGCTATACGGCGAGGCAATAGAAAAAAACTTCCTTCCCCCTGTTAGGGTCTTTGCGAGAGTTGAATACCAAGGTCTTGAGACAAATGTTGTTGATAACCTAGGCTTGGACAAAAAGACAGCTTTAAAGGTCATGTTTCACAAAAGAAGATTAACGGAAGACCAGAATCTATTCATTAGAGAAGGTGATTTTATAAGATACGGTTCAATCTTTTATGAAATTGTAAAATTAAACGAACCAAAACATCTGTTTGGACAAGCAGACACTCAGTTTGAGATAACAGCAGACTGTATAAGAGCAAGAGACGGAGTTTTCAATGCAGAGTAACGAACCAATAAAATTTCAAGCCTCATCTTTAGAGACTATAGACACTGGTTTATTCGATTGGTTAAACGACAGCATGGATTTGCACACCAAAACCAACAAAGGAATGTATAAAGTACCTGTTTTGTGGCTTGGAGCAGAGAGAGCCTTCCAAGTAAAGAACGATATAAGATACAGAGACAGCGTTGGAAAGCTAATCTTGCCCCTAATGTCGGTTAACAGAGATTCTGTAGACAAAGATCCCGCTTTTAAAGGCACTTTTCAAGCACACATCTTCGAAAACTCTGATTTCAAAGGTGGAGCGGTCACTGTTGCGCGTCAAATCAACCAAGATAAGACACAAAACTTTCAAAATTCTCAAATTATTAAGGACAAGAAAGGATTACAACAAACAGGACCAAATAAAGACAATAATGAAATAGTTTATAACAGCTATGTTGCACCCATACCAACATATGTCAAGCTAATGTACACAATAACTCTTAGAACCGAATATCAACAACAAATGAACGATCTTGTGACCCCATTTATCTCAAGCTTCGGACAAATTCACACATTTTTCTTTAAAAAAGATGGTCATAAGTATGAAGGGTTTATAGAACAAGGGTTTGCCATGAACAACAATACAACCAATGTTGGAGAAGACGAGAGAATGTTTGAAACAAAAGTACAGATAAAAGTTCTCGGATATTTAATATCGGAAGGCTATAATAGACCAAGACCCACATTGGCAAGAAGAGAAAATAGAGCAAAAATCAGATTCCGTTCAGAAACAGTCTCTTCCGACAAAAAACTTTAACTACATAGTGGTGCTTTTAACCTTTCGTACTACTATTTATAATGATATAATATATAAGGAGAATTATAAATGCCTACTAAATTCGATTTTGTTTCGCCTGGTATTCAATTAAATGAAGTTGATGAATCAGTGATACCAGCGGAAGTTGCAGACGAAGGACCTCTTTTGATAGGTTCAGCCTTGAAAGGTCCTGCCATGAAGCCAATCAGAGTAAGTAATCTACAAGATTTTTACACTATCTTTGGAGAACCAGTAACTGGTATAGCCGGAGAAGAAAGAGATATATGGAGAGACGGAAACACTCTCAATCCTGGGTATGCTCAGTTCGCAGCACAAGCTCATTTAGCCTCAAAGACAACACCTGTTACATTTGTTCGTCTTGTTGGAAAAGAAGCTGATGATCGTACAGCTATAACAGGTCAAGCAGGATGGTATTTAGAAGGATCAATAAGCGCAGTAACCAATACTAGTGTTTCAGCTTATGGCTTGTTTATTGTACAATCTGCCTCAGCAAATTCAAACCCAACTGGTTCCTTAGGAGCTATTTTTTATGTAACTGGTGGAGCTGTTTTAATGTCAGGTACTGATTCCCTCGGTATTGCAAGTCAAAAGAAAACTTCAACCTTGATAAAGTCATCAGGAGCTGGAGAATTTACTTTAGTGGTTACCTCATCTGGTGGAGAAGAAACAAAGACTGTATCTTTTGATCCAACATCTGCCAAATATATTAGAAGTCAATTTAATACAAATCCTCAACAATTAGAAGCTGATACCAACTTTGGAACAATAGTTTCCAAGATATTTCTAGGAGAATCC